GTGAAGAACCATGCGATGCTTCTTCACGAAGTCATCGTGCAGTTTATCACCAGTAAGATGATATTCTCTACAGATGAGTTGCATCATCTTGTCGATCTTATCATAGTTGAACTTAGTGCCGCGCTCTTTTGCCTTCAATAATGCTCGTTCTAGCATCTCTACTGCGCCGGGTTTCTCTTTACCTGTCACATGTGTTGGCTTCATATCACCTTCATCCATGCGTGAAGAGAAGAGTTCTTCATAAGGATATATGGCAGCGATGTCTGTTGCTAGGGCTTTATCCAACTTAGCATCAGGTAAATCTTCCGCCTTGAGTTTTCTAGCACCTGTTGCATGGGCCATCTCGTTTTTATTGAAACGAGCGATCATAGATTTCAATGAACCAGCTGGACCATCGAAGTCATGATAAGTATCATTCTTTTTTACTACTGCATGTTGTGCTTTGCCATTTTTATCGACCAGAACAACGATGTCACCACTGATACGATTTTTAATCGCCTGTGCAGCAGTGAGGCATCCACCATCGAACGGACCTGAACCAAGACGGTTGATAAAGAGTTCATATACTTTATCTTTGTCATATTCAGGCTTCTTGGATTCGCTGAGTTGCTTCGTAGCCTTATTATACATGCTGATGAGTTTTACCTTCTCATCGAACGGAGTTGATTCCGAAATGATAAGCGGACTGATGCGTTCTACAAACTCTTTTAACTTACGACCTTTTGGTTTCTCTTTATGAAACTGTGCTAAGTTTTGCTTAGCAGTGTTCATCATACGCATGACTTCTTCGTCGCTGAGTTTAGGGCTTATCGCCTGTCTCCATACTGCGAACTGTTCTTCTTCTGTCTTGTCCGGATCTAATAGGACTTCGCGCATAGGCGTCGCTCTGGGACCTTCATGATAGGTGGAACTTTCTGGATCGCTGCCTGGCGCTTTAGTGTCTTGTCTGCTCATGATGGTGAGGCTATTCAGACCAAACTTCTTGTAAGGTTCAGTACCAGACTTATCAGGACGCGTTAGATATCCGAATGCTTCTTTCTGATCAGCACCTACGATGAGCGTGACATCTGTGAAACCTTTAGCGGCCAAATCTGCTAGAACATCATTGAGTGTAGGCTTATCTGCTGTGGGAAGGCTGAACATATCAGCATACTTAGGAAACTTCTTCTTGTATAAGTCTAGTTTCATCTCGGGTGGAATAGGATCATCCTTACCGAAACTGCGAGATACGATGAAGAATGGTGTAGCATTCGTCTTTATCGCTTGATGTAAGACTGCGACTACGAGCGCATCATGTCCAGTATGTCCCATGCCGCGACCCCAACCTAGAACTGCTCGCTTGCCCTGAGCATGTTCCTCAGTGATCGCTGGCTTCTTGTTCATGATGCTTTCTTTTGGTGACCATGTCTTCTGGTCGATAGTCTTGATGAACTGTCCGGGCAAGTCATTCGCGAACTTAGAACCAGGATGTGCTTGTGCGTATCCTTCTGGCTTAGTCTGCCTTATGCCACCGTGCAGACCTTTGCTGAGTTCGTCGATCAATAGTTGCTTGTGAATACCGATGGCTTCTACTGCACCTAGCGTTGCCTTCAATCCTTCCGGATCTGATAGCATCGTCTCTGCTTTCTTAGGGCTGAGTTTCGATTTAGCCCAAGCCGGAAAGTCGCTGACTAATCCTTCGATGCGTAGATGATCATTTAGATAGGAGTAGAGTTCGCCGCCTGGATTGCTCAGACCTGGCTTGGCCGCGAGATATTGGTCGATCTTCTTGGCATTTGCCTTGATGAATGTGTCTAGTTTGTTCAGACCTTCTTGATCTAATGCTACTGGATCTTCTACATAAGTCGTTCCTTGAACGATGATGCCTGGCTTGCTCAGTGCAGCAGCATCAGGATAACGCGCTTCATCGCTGGATCCCAATGCAGGGAAATATCCAGTCGCAGCGACCATCATCTTTGCGCCGGCGATCTTTTTACCTAGTTCGCTATCTACCGGTACATGGAATGTCGTGACATTTGGAGTAAAATCATATGTATTCGCTGCCTTATTGAGTACAGGCATAGCAGTAGAACCGTCTCTCTTGGTACCAGGATAGAATAACAATCCGCCTTCTAGGAATCCTTTGCTGGGGCTGATCTGTGCGAAGTAAGGCCATAAACTAGCAAACTGATTTGCGAAATCTTCTCTATCTTCAGGATCACCGCCGCCAGTACCTAGAACAAACTTCTTCACATCTTCTGGATTTCTCATCACAGTAGGTGCACCTGATGCAGTCTCTGTCTTGCCCCTCTTTAGATATGCCCAAGCATTCTTGGGAATCATCATGAAGTTGCCTTTATCATCACGGCCCCAATATACCACTGGCATACCGTCCCATTTGAGTTCGATAGTCCCGCCTTGCTGGCTCATATGACGCAGCCTCTCGACCGCATGTAGGCCACCTTGAGCACCATTGCTCAACACTAAATCTTCGATGTGTTGATACTTACGACCTACTTTAGGCGCGGCTGCTTCTGTGATTATGGCTTTTATTTTCACTTCAGCAAATCCATAGTCTTGCGGAACCATTCTCTGCTGCCCTCAGCGACCGTTTCTGGGAAATACTTATCTTTAATAGCAGCATATTTTTCAGGATATTGCTTCAATGCATTTAATATCTTAGTGGGATTACCTAGATCACTGGCTGTAGCCGTCGGGCCGATGATAATCTTAGCGATTCCGTCTTTATCTTTTGCTAGCAACTCTTTGGTATCTCTGTCTACCAATCCTTTATATGGACTCATCATCAATCTATCATGACCTGCGACACGGCTGATATTAGCCAAATCTGCCCAGATACGCTGAACCGTGCCACCGCTCATCTCTTCGCTATCATAATCATGTGTATGCAGGGGCTGTGCATCTCGTGCATTCTCTACAGCCATTAGATCCACTTGAACGATATCATTGCCAGCACCAGTAGGCACACCAACATGAACGCTGACGCCAGTCCTCGCAGCAAATAAACCCTTGTCCTTGAAATAATCTTCGAGTTCTTTTCTGCTGGTCTTTAGGTCTTTTGCTGGAAATGCTCGCATCAGTTCATCAGCATCGATCAACGCATCGATGTCACTTGATACCGTCTTCTTTCCTGCGCTGCCGATCGGATAGAGATTTAATCCTTTGGGTAGGACATGCTGAAGGTTTCGCATAGCCGTAGCAAAGTTTTCCCGCTTGATAGGGACTGCATTTGGTACTACATTTCCGCCTTCAGATAAAATCATCTTGTTATTCCTTAGTATGAGAGATTGATATAATTGACCGCACCATAACTAAAATCTTCAATGCGGGCTCGCATATACACAAATGTACCTACGATATTTGTATAAGCCGATGTATCAGTGTTTGCTGTTTCCAGCATATAGACTTGAAACCAGTCAGTATCAGTGGGCTTGCTAGCGAGTGAAGCCTCTATGATAATATTGCCGGTACACATTGCTGTTGATAGATTTACTGTCTGCAGGCTCTGATTGCCTAGATAATAAGCAGCAGCAGGCTGGGCATTCCCTATAACAGTATAAGGAGCACCATTGCCTGGATTAGCATATGTAGTTTGCGGTAAAAGTTGTAGGGTGACGCCTTGAGACATTATGCCGACTCGACCTCGACCAATACGCCGTCACCTGCTAGTTCTTGTGTGACTTGTTCTAGTGCTGTCTGTAGATCCTCAGTGAGTACAGGAGTAGCCTCTTCGCTATCCTTGATCAACTTACTCAGCTTTATGACGAGTACGCTCTCGACCAGCTTTGCCATGGTAAATACTCCAATATATATATAGAGTATTTATCATGTTCTTATTTTCTCTCTAGTTTATAAGATTTGCCAACCAGCTTGGGAATGATGAGATGCATCATGGTAAGTGTAGAGGGCTCATCATAATCGATGAAATGCTTATCATTTGAATATAGATACGAGAACCTATGATCACGCTTCAACCAAGCTTCTAGCGCATTACATGGATAAGCATCCCTAGTCCTGCCTAGATATTCGATCAGATCATCGCGCAACTCGCGTTCGATCTTATCGCCCTTTAGATAGACACGATATCGATGTTTAGGTTCGCGAGCAAAGGTGATCACTCCTGGAGGCATCACATGCACTTCAGTGATAACAGAATACGGACTAAATCGCCATACTTCTTTCAAGAGTTCGAGATCGTTGCTATAGAAGGCTAGGGAATCAAACTCTTGCCTAGTCGTGATATCAAACTTTTTCTTAACCTTATTACGATATTCTATTATATTTTCTACTAGAACGAGTTGTGCAGGAGTCATATTAGCAGTACGGCGATTTATGAATACGCTATCCTTTGCTTCTTCTAGCTTTGTCAGAAACTCTGCATAGGTTCGGCACCATTGAATGCGGTTTAGATTGGGTGCCTGAACTGATACCTTATATCTATATTCGTTATAATATAGATTTTGTTTATCCTCCGATTTCAATAACACCATTACCTCCGATTACTGCCACTGGCTTAGGAGTCACACGGAATACGATCTCGTCATTTTCTATCATTGCTACGACATTAGAGTTCTTGATGCGCTCGAACAGGATCTTCTTCGAGAGCGGAACACGGATGAGTTCATCGATCTTGCGAGCTAGAGGACGAGCGCCCATCTTGCTATCATAACCTTGATCTGCGAGATAGTTTACCACAGGCTCTATCAGATGCAGCGTGATATCATGCTTATCCAGCAGAGACTTCTTCAACTCTTCGGTAAACTTGATAACGATCTTCTTGATAGAGAGCGTATCCAGCTTGTTGAACTTGCAGACCATATCGAGGCGATTGCGGAACTCAGGCTTGAAGAACTGCTTCAGTGCCTTATCATCTTCTCCAGTGCGTTCTTGTGTACCGAAGCCGATGTTGTTGCGCTCATTGTCTGCTGATCCAAGATTGGAAGTAAGAATGATGAGAGTATTCTTCATAGATACTTCCTTACCATTCGATCCAGTCACACGACCTTCATCCAGCATCTGCAAGAAGATATTGAAGATATCAGGATGAGCCTTCTCGACTTCATCGAACAACAGAATAGAATGCGGATTCTTGCTCAGGTCTGAGATTAGGCGTCCACCTTGTACTTGTGAATCGCCAAAGCCTACATAGCCAGGGGGCGGGCCGATCAAACTGCTTACGCTGTGCTTCTCGCTGTACTCACTCATGTCGTACTTGATAAGCGGCATATCCAAGTTCTTGGACAGCAGTTTAGCCAGTTCTGTTTTACCTGTGCCTGTTGGGCCCAAGAACAAGAAGCTCGCGATGGGCTTCTTATCGTTGCTGATACCAGCAAACGATACATAAACTCGCTCAAGAACCTTATCCACAGTCTCATCTTGACCATAGAGCTTGTTCTTGACATTCATCTCTAGGCTATGAACACGTTCGAAGTTATCGCCGCTCAGCTTATCTGCCGGGACGCCGGTGAACTTCTCGACTTGTTCATAGACAAGAGCCTTAGTGATAGTCGCATTTTTATTCATCAGGACGCGCTGCTTCGCACATGCAGCGTCTAGTAGGTCGATTGACTTATCTGGATTCTTGCGATCATGAATATATCGTGCGCTGCATTCTACTGCAGCTTCGATTGCTTCTTGCGAGATAGTGACATTATGGAAGTCATTCAATCGTGCAGAGAGGCCCTTCAGAATACGCACGGTGCTTTCTTCGCTGGGTTCATCCACGACCACCTTATAAAATCGACGCATAAGAGCGCGATCCTTCTCGAATGATTCATAGAACTCTTCCCAGGTAGTCGAAGCGATAACCTTGAGAGTGCCCTTCGTGATAGCAGGCTTGATCATGTTCGCGAAATCGACACTACCATTGCCCACGCTGCCTGCACCCTGCATCGTATGCGCTTCATCGATGAACAGGATCGCCTTCTTCTTGACGTTCAGAGAATCCAGCACCTGCTTGACCTTCTCTTCGAAATCACCGCGATAACGTGATCCAGCGAGCAGAGAACCGATCTCAAGGGAATACAACTCATATCCCCGAAGGAAGTCCGGAACCTCATCATTGACGATTGCGAGCGCGATGCCTTCGGCGATAGCAGTCTTACCCACACCAGGATCACCTACCATCAGCACATTACTCTTGAAACGCTTTGCGAGGACATTGACGATATCATCGATCTCTTTGGTACGACCGATGACAGGCTCTAGCTTGTCTTGCTTTGCTAGAGCAGTCAGGTTAGTCGTATATTCTTCTAGGATCTCATCAGCTTGTCCAGGAGTCATCGTCCCTGTATATTCGCCGCCCTTGTAAGTCTTCTGCCAATGAACGACAAACTCATTCTTGCTCACACCGTACTTCAGCAGGAAATAATGACCATGAGTATTGGCTTCATTGATGATGCTCAGAAAGAGGTCAATCGTCATCATCTGATGGCGACCAGTAAATAGAACCTGAGTGACGCTGCGGTTCATGATACGCTCTAGCGTATTCGTCTTCTTTGGTTGAGTGTTTGGTTCTTTGGATTCGATTGCATGAAGGGAGTCAAGATACGCCTCGACTTCACCTATCATAAGATCAGTATCTACATTGAAACTATTCAAGCACTTCTTGAAAGGGGGATGAGAGATGAGAGCCCAGAGAAGGTGTTCAGTCGTGCAATATAGATGATTCCTTTCCTTTGCTGCTTCGATAGCTCGTTCTATGATGTGTTCGATTTCTGGCGAGTTTTGCAACTTAGGGTTCCTTTTGATAACTACTAATATTATTTATTCTGACACCGCATGATAGCTTCTACGATCTCATCATCTATATTAGCAGGAGTTAGCGGCTTTAGCAAGACTATTTGGTCACCATATTTGCCCGTATTCTGTATGGGCATACCTTCTCCTGATAATCTAAACGACATATATGGCTGTGTTCTCGGTGGAACGGTGATGCTGAGCATCCTGTCATTGATCGTCTTGAACTCTAATTTGGTTCCTACGATTAAATCTAGTATAGAGATAGGAATATTTGTGTATAGATCATTGCCGCGACGTTCGAACTTGAGATCAGGTGATACGACGAAATCGATGATGAGATGTGCATTGTCTAGCACGTTATCATATCTTACCTGATTACCGGTATTGATACCTTCAGGAACCTTGATATTTATAGTGCGAGCACCTTCAGGAGTGCTGACTTGTAATATCTTCTCTGTACCATGATAGGATTCTAACAAGCTTATGCCCAGCTGGGTCCTATATACCTGTTTACCTGGTCCTTGTTGCCTGAAAGGATCGACGAAAGGATTGGTATGGGCGCTGCCGTGACCTTGCCTGAAAGCACCGCTAAAAATATCATTCAAATTGAATCCATTGACGGTGAATTCGAACCCTCCAGGATGGTTATTAAATCCATGAGAACGGGGAGGATTGTCGTAAGCAGCCCGCTTATTAGGATCGCCCAGTGTCTCATAAGCCAGGCTGATTTCTTGGAATTTTTGTATATCACCGCCTTTGTCAGGGTGATGTTGCATCGCGAGTTTGCGAAATGCTTGCTTTATCTCATCCGGTGATGCGGTTCTAGAGATGCCTAATGTAGTGTAATGATCCATTATCGATTCCTTAATGATATTTATAAGGAATAAGGGAGCGTATTACATTCCTGCCATAGCCTTGATATTCTTGATATACTCATCTTGTGGCACATCATCTCGCTTTGGTTCGATGCCCGCTAGCTGCCTCACTTCATTGAGCTTCTCATCTTCTTCTTTCTTCATCTTATATTCATTTGGATTGAGGATCATCTCGCTTCTGATCTTCTCCTCATCTGCTGGAACTTCTGTTCCTTGAATATCGACTACCCATTCTGATAGGGGACGGTCTGTGAGAGTTTCTAGGTCAGATAATAGGGTGATCAATCTTCTAGGAACAGCCATGCGGCGATCCATCTCTACGAATACCAACCACTTGCCTGGCTCTAGTTCGCCATCACTCACGCTGGCATCTAGCACGAAGTTATATCCACGCTCGAACCAAGATACTAAATCTTTCGCAGCCAGCTTAGAACCTACATTAAATGTGATGGTGACGATATCGTTGTCACTTCCCATCTTCGCTGAATATTCATCGACGGTCATGACCTTTCCGATCTGACCCTTCATATCCTGATAATCTAAACTCTCGTGTAAGTTTCTCATATTAACCTGCTGGCATCTCTGGTTGTTGTGATTGATCTGCTGCTGTTTCTGCTCCTACATCTTCTCTGTTAGTAGAATCATCCAGACCCTCATCATAAGCATCTTCGATCTCTGATAGGTCGATAGTAGCATCAGCGATGTCGATAGAACCTTCTTTGATGTCATCCATGAGTTCGAACGGAACCTCGATCTGAACGAACCATACCTTTCTAGGATGCATCTTTGGATAGCGTGTTCCAGGAACGAAATCTTCATAGTCCTGCACTTCTACAGGAACTTCTAGCTCACCCTTGTCAATCTGTACTTTGCATCCGATCGCGATGAGGCGCATTATACCACGGGGATCAGGCATGAGTTTATAAGGCCACATGAAGGTACACTTGCATGAATATCTGCCGATTACTGGGCCATCTACGAGTTCGCCGATGATCCAGTTCTTGTAAGCATATAGATCCGCTTCATCTAATACACGCTCATAGTCTAACAATACAGACATAGAACCGTCGCTCATATACACACCGCGAATAGTATTCACGATGCTGACGAAATTTACATCATTGAAGAATTTATCTGCTGGTAAAGTTTTGCTCATAAAAGTATTTATGCTTCTTGTCACGGGAAGAGCAACAATCATCTTTTGCTGAGATTGTATTTATCACTAAAACATATAACCTACATACTGCTTCATTACTCACGCGCATAGCCTTAAATATTTGCGAGAAAGAAATTTCTCTTATAGTATCAATGGAGACACTTAAGTGGCCAAACGGAAAACAATCGAATCAAGACAAAGAGATACCCGTTCAAAGAGATATGCAGATGAAGGCACTACGTTTTACATGAAAGAGACAAAGACAATAGACTTTAATCGCAATCAATCCAATCAGCCTAAAAGACAGAAGAAACCAGTGGAGCTAATCCCACAGAGTATAAATCAGGAAAAATATATTATCGCATTGACCGACCCTGATGTAGATATAGTGATGGTTTCTGGTCCAGCAGGTACTGGAAAAACATATCTCGCTATGGTTGCTGCAATAAAAGCGATGAAGCAAGGAAATTGTGAGAAAATCCTTCTCACACGTCCAGCAGTTGCAGTTGACGATGAGAAGCACGGGTTCTTGCCAGGCGACCTCAACGAGAAAATGGAACCTTGGGTAAGACCACTATTCGATGTCATCAGGGAGTTTTATACTGCTACTGAGATCGAATACATGGTAAAAGAGCAAGTTATAGAGATCGCACCACTCGCATATTGCCGTGGTCGTAACTTCAAACATAGCTGGATCATACTAGATGAAGCACAGAATGCTACACCTAGCCAGTTAAAAATGCTCATGACTAGAATCGGTGACGGTAGTAAAATTGTTATTACCGGCGACACAGAACAAACTGATCGCAAGACTCCTGATAATGGGCTACTTGATCTAAAAAATAGGATTCGAAGAAGCAATGTTCCAGGCATGGTCGCTTGTGAATTTGACACAAGAGACATCCGAAGACATGCTATCATAGAACATATCTTACAGATGTATGCTTAAGGTTAGTGGGGCCATGTGCCCCACTAATTATTTCTTGCTGGCAGGACTCCGCTGCTTGCTCATGGCTTTTTCTTGAGCAGCAGTGATAGGAGCCTCTTTCTCTAGTTGTTCGATGAGATTTGGGTAGATTTTGCTATAATAATCTCGCATGATCTCGAAGGTAGTATCATGCGGCTTACCTTCGATGATGCACTTCACCACCTTTTTCTCAGCGAAATCTAGGATGACATTGGATTGGTTCATGTCAGATACTTGAACCTGTTTGCGAACATTCACGACCTCATCGATCTGACCGCTCTTCTTTCTTGTAAAAACTAATAATAGATATCTCATGCTGTTAGCTCCGCGAGTGATGCTGCCAGTGAAATCTCAGGGATTCCCACAAGCGAAAGATTTGCGAGACCGTTACGGATAATGATGATCGCAGCATCCTTCTTCTCTTGTGACTTTCCCCAGAGATCAAGATTATCATACATGAAGCGATAACAATCTTCTACGCGGGTTGGATACAGGCTGATATATTGCATCAGTCGCTGACGACCTTCGAGGATCTTTCCCGTCTTGAATAGTTCAGTAGCAGTGATGAGTAGTTCAGCCTCGCTATTTCCTTCTTCATGAATAGGAAGAAGCTTGCCAGACTTTGAATTATTCTGCAGTTCATTCAGACACTTGCGAAGATCGGGATATGTGGCTCGCACATAAGTATCTAGAATATCTAGCTCGAAATCTACATTCTCGCTCAGTAGCACCGTTGCAGCACGAGCAGTGAAATCATTCATATCTGGCTTAGCGATATGCATCTTATAGCAGCGGGATTCACGCAGTGCTGGGATGATCTTGTGTTCATAGTTACAAGTCAGAATATATCGCACGGTCTGATAATATGTCTCCATATCACCGCGAAGGGCAGCTTGTGATTGTTGCGTCAGATAATCTGCCTCGTCCAGCAATACGACTTTGAACTTACCAAACGGAATCGTCTGCACGAATCCATTGATCTTTTCTCGCAGCGTATCGATACCGTTCTCACGAGAAGCATTGATATAGAGCACATCATACTCTTCGATGCCTAGATCATGAATGAGAACTTTTGCGAGCGTGGTCTTACCTGTGCCCGGTTCTCCCGACAACAGCAGATGTGGAATAGACCCTTCGCTGATCCATCCTTCTACTTGTTGTCGCTGACGATCATCCACAAATACATAATCACTTACCGTGTTAGGACGGTATGCTTCAACCCATAGTGTATTTTTCATTAGTACTTTCTTTCAGATTCCGATTCATCGTAATCAGTATATGCTTCTTCGATGTCGTAGTCAAGAGCAGCTTTGACATCATTTGCCCGTTCTACAAGCTTTGCCGCAGCATAAACGATTATTCCCATTCCTGCGAAGGCAGAAAGATACGGCAAAGCGGCAGTTAGATGTTCTTTAATTTTGTGTTTCATCTGTGTGGCTCTTAAAATGGGAGTGAGATTGCTCTCACTCCCTATCTCTTTTAATAATCTTTATCACTCATTGTGTAGTCTTGTACTTTTTCGTCGCTTATTAATAAAATGTCCTTTGGATCTACCTTACGGATAATTTTCTCGCCGTCATCGTCTTCGATAGTTTGACCACGTGACCAACGACCGTGTGCTACCATAATATAATCACCTACTTTAATATCTTGTACCTGTGGTCCTGTTGCATAAACTCTGGCCCAGCGGGGTCGAATTCCTGCACTCTTCATATCATCATCCAGGAGGATCAATCCTCCACGGCTGAGACGTTCCTTAAATTCCATATCATAAACAAGTATAGTGTCCTTTACTGGACGTAGCTTAGAGATTTTTGTTCTAGTAAGATTGACTTTAGTCATTTGTGGGTTTTGCTCGTTTTGTTTCTGGTTTTACATATAGAGGAGCTTCACTTGCTGGCTTGATCACAAATGCAGGCTCTTCTTCCTTTACAAATTCGCTATCGAATTCTTCTTCTAGCATAGCGACTGGTGTTTCTTCTATTGCTGCTGGTGGTGTATAAACAGGAGGAGCAGCAGGTTGCACTCTATCTGGAATAATTCTTTCTTGAGTAGACTTTATGATATTTGCTGCGGGATTACCCACAGTCTTCTGATACGCATCAGATGCTTTCTTAGAAGCAGGGGTAATTATATTACCTTTGCTATCGATAGTATCACCCCTAGCATTGACCTTCATATTGCCAACTGCAGGAGTGCGCTCATTTCTAGCAGCCATAGCTCCCATATCTACTACTTTTCCACGCGCTGATCTATATTGTCCCATAAATCATCTCCTTCATTCTATTTAGTCGTAGTAAATAGGTTATTTCAAAAACTCATAGATAGAGAGATCATAATATAACGAATTAATCCTATGAACACCGATCAAGTATAGAACGAAACTACTAACACTCGATCCTCTACCTACACCCCATACTATTTTATGTTCGCGCATCGTATCTACAAAGTATTTCAAATACCTCAATAGCATGAACATATCACGTTCTTGATAGAGTAATAGTTCTTCGCCGGCTCGTTGTAGTTCAGCATCGTTTTTGCACTGATCCAATACGAATTTTGCGATATCAAGATTCCGGTACGCATCTGGTATATACCATTCATCGCGACATTTCGCGTCGAAATCTTCTATACTCAACTCTTCTGTGATATTATATGGTATCAGTTCTGGTGTATCACGCAGATTGAGAGCATTAAACTTTATATCGGAAGTCGTGAGAACTCGTCGCAATGAACGATCAGGATCGCTCATATACATATCACATAGATCGTTCTCATCATAGATGAGTTGTCCATATTTGTCGGTAATCATATCTTTAATATAGCACGATTTCGACGATATGTCAACCTATTTCTTTACTTTCCAAGTTAAATCAAATTCGCCCCAGCTGCTGTCATCAAAGAGTTTCACGATATTATCATCAGTGATATCAGTTTCTTCGCATTCTTTTATGTGTGTGCAGCTTTTATTCCACCAGTGATTTCCGCTATAGAGTCCTTCAGCGATCTCCATTACCACATTATACTTAGTGCCGCCGCCTAATGTGGATTTTAGCATGAGATCAGTTATCTTGAGCCTGCCTTCTAATATGGAATTTAGCTTGAGCAATATGATCATGGATACCACTTTATCACAGGGTTCGTCTGGAAGTTCGCAAGTACGGATTCCTGCTTTAATATATTTTCTCAGAGCGACTTTGTTTTTAGTGAATATGAATATGCTGTCTTGTAATACATGTTCTAAGAAATAAGTGATCCTGCTGAGCGCGATATTCTGTTCTCTGAGTGATTCCGTCTCTACCAGCATGGATAGCGTGAGCGCATATGAGTTGACCTCAAACTTGTTCTCGAAATGCACTGCGCTGCGGAATCTGAAATCTTTCTCAATTCTTGTGGTCATTGTCTGTCTGAATGTTTATCTTGTTATTTAACTTTTGTTTCTCGAATAACGCATCCATCTTCTTCCGCTGTTGATTTTTATAGCTTTCGAGAGCCATCGTCAATTGGTGGATCAAGGGTCCATTATTCGTGCGATATGCGAATGTAAGTTTCTTGGTCAATCCGTCTATCACCGTGTGTAGTTCTTCTATAGACTTATCACCTAGGTTATTGATAAAAGGATGTTCCATCGGTTACCTTAAAAATTAGAATTTTATGACTGGTAATAATGCTATGTTAGTTGGTCTAGTTTCAGTTGCAGTCCGTATTGCTACGTTACTGCCACTAGGAGGAACTGGCGATGAAGTGACAGGTTGAGTATTTCCTGGACTTGTGGGATTTTGATAGATAGCATTATCACCCCCGGATGCCATATTTGCATAGACACCGCTGTTGTTTGCAGTTGTCACGCTGAAGTTATGTGCATGATTTTGCATAGCATCTAACTGCTTACTACCGAATTGACGACCCGGATCTACCTGATTAGTGCTGTCATACCCTCGGATGAACTGCCCTTGAAGATTGGGCACATTGAAGTCAGGCCCGCCAGGATTTGATGTATATATGTATCCTATGACATCGAATAAGCCCGGATAATCAGTTTTAGCATAAGATTGTCCTCCACATACTAGATAGCCAGTAGGAGCATTCTGCGCTGCTAACCAGAATATAGCACCAGTTGGCACACCGTTCACAGCAGAATCTGCAGTATTAGCATGTCCTGCTTCTAGCGCATATGATGCATTAGCGACTGTACCGGATACATTACCGCCTGCTACTGAGTTGGCAACATTTGCGAAAGCAACTTGTCCGCTGACATTAGCACCGGGAAGGCTGCCTACTAGATTCCCTGCATATGAAGAATAATTTGCAGTAGGTACTATTCCAGCAACATTAGCACCAGTAATATTGGCTAATCGGCTACCGTCTCCGACGAAATAACTACCAGTATTTGCGATTACATTACCATTAACCTGCATATTACCATTAGAAAATACACCAGTGCCAGCAACTACTAATACATTTGCTACTGCATTTGAAGAGAAATTGATATTTCCATTTACAGCAGGAATATTGATATTAGAAGTACCATTGGAAATACCAGATCCTACTGGAACTGCAGCCCAAGTTAGTCCGCCTGAACCATTCGTTTGTAGATACTGACCGCTAGCACCACCTGCAATAGCAACATTACCTACAGGACCTAGGTTAACAGCAGTAGAATTAGAGAAATTAGCAGTTCCGCCTGTAGCGACAAATGAATTTGAAGAAGTAGTTCCGGTAACCGTTAAGTTGGCATTGCCTGAGTTGTTGTATATGTTTAGATTACCAGTACCGCTAGGTATGATATTTATGTCATGATTGGTGCTGGATGGTGCATTGATTCCGATAGTGAGATTACCGGCATTACCGTATAAACCGTTCCCCAAGAAACTATTAGATACATATGCATCACCGTTAATATTGATCTTGCCTGAAGTGATCTGTAATACATTTGAACCGGGGCCCGGACTCAATACATCGGGCGAGAAGTTTATATTGCTATTACCAGTATCCAGCGCGATCCTCATTCTGCCGCCCACAGTTGTTAGATAACTATCTGCGGGGATGAGAATATTTCCAGGAGTCGTGAGATTTCCTGTATTGTCGAACGTCCAATCATTTTGATGATTAGTTTCTACAGTTATAGTGAAGGAAGCAGCAGTTCCGCTTGCTCCGCCGACTTTAGGAATCGTGATCGTCTCACCAGTAGTGTAGCCTGATCCTTGATTATTGATACGCACAAATCCGATAGGGCCACCTGCATTTTGCACTGCGATATCTACGGTGAGACCAGTACCAGCGCCAGACGCTGTAGTAGCAACATTGGTAGATATTCCTACAGGATAACCAGTAGGTGCTGTACCATAATTGATGCTGTCATAGTTGATGACGACTTGATATATGGTAGTTGTTCGCACATCTACGTTGCTCGTATAAGAAGAGAGCGTTAATGCATTTGCTGCATCTACGCCTATGTTAGCGTTAGAAGTGATATTACCTGTGTTATCTAGTACAGTTCCACCTGGGGTTGTGAGGTTACCAGTAGTATCAAAATTCCATTGGTTGTCAGTACCGCTATTCGCATTTATATAGACATTTCCGTTTGCTACTGGAATAGAAATGTTAGAAAAACCATTTGACAAATTGTCGAATGTTACCGGAGAACCGTTGCGATAATTTACTGCGAATGTATTAGCTGGTAGTGTGAGATTTCCTGTGCTATCGAACACCCAAGGATTAGAAGAAGCAGTATTGCCGTTAGTGGATATAGTGACATTTCCGCTAGTCGCATCGCTGAGACTAATCTTGCTGTATGAAGTCGTGTTACCATTGACGATATTGATTATAGTTCCAGCATTTGCTGTGATAACAGCATTGTTCTGTGTTGTATTGGAATCTTCATAAGTTGCTAGTGTCATTGCACCAGTAGTATCGAACACCCATTGATAATCTACACCTGCATTCGCGTTTAAGTAGATATTGCTGTTGGGATTAGGAATACTAACATTACTTTCACCAGAATAAATTCTATTATTGCTACCTAAAAGCGAATTTAGTTCGAGGAGTTTCCATATTTGAGAGCCATTATTATAAGTAGTGGCTACCATATTTCCTTGACCAGCTGTCAATGCAAATACACTTCCGGCTTCTCCGTTAAATCCGGATGCTGATATCGTAATATTTGCGCTATCTGGAATAGTTTTGATGTAATAAACTGTATTTGCAGCGACACCGCCGAACACATTACCAGAAAATACGATTGGATTATTGACAAACAAGTTAGAAGTGGTGCCGCAATTTAGATGATTATCAGAAGTTGCAATAGTCACGTCTTTCTGAACAACATTAGCATTGAAATCTGCGGTACAGACATACATATAGTCTGCGTCAACTGCTACTGTGCCCGGAACATCTCCTGGAAATCCTACTGGACTCGGAGTGCGTTGCTGTATCTCAGTTGATTGGAAAGGTCTATTGATTGGTGTTACAGTGATCGTGTTACCGCAATCTAATGAAGAGAACCTAAACTCTAGAATACCCGCATCTGCTGGTGCCGTCAGTGTGGCGACGTTTGAGATATTGGCATAATTCTCTAATAGCGTCACGCCATAATTGTTATTAGAAGAAACACATGCACGGGGAAGGGAGATCGTAGCCGTGGGATCAGTCATAGTCAAGCGTAATACGACATTGCTCTCGGTATTAGTAGGACTCCAACCGCCAAATTGTAGCGCGATATTGCCAGTGACTGCACCGAACTGAACATCTGCTTGATTGACGTTGACTAGCACCGTGCCAGCTAATGCATTTCCTAGATTATAAGTAGTAGACCTGAAGCCGCTGGTAGCAGCATTGCTGATCAGGGTATTTCCCATATCATTGTTTAACGGAATATTATTCAGCGCCGCTTTAAGCACAGACTTAGATTGAAGGTCAGTGATCTCAGCCGCAGCAGTGTTTAACTGTGTGGTGATCTGCGTGAAGTTATCCCTGAAAGGCTGGGTACTATTGTTCGTGCCTGGAACAGGGAAGTTTGTATTGATGCCGTTGGTATTGATTTGTGACAATATTCTATTCCTAATCTAGTATAAAGTATTTAGTCTTATATAAAATACACATACATTAAATCACCAATAGTTACCGTTCGAGATTGTTACGGGTGTATATGGAGTAAATGTTGCAGGGAATCGGAATGTTCCTGGTAATGCTGGATTGAGTGAGTTCATGGGTACAGGATTCGAGATCGTCCAGTTTCCTTCGCCAGTATAACTCGTGTCTACGGGACTCATATACAACTGTCCCATAACAGCATTATATGCTAATCTCACTAGACCATTGGGTCTGATATAAGGCAATTGATCTGGGAATGTGCTGCTGTTGTCCCATGTGACATTCCATATATACGCTGTCCCATCCACTGCCATTCCTGTAGTCTGAAAAGCAGAGATTATCTGTTGCCTCAAATCAGCAGAACCGGCAGCGGGCGGGACGCTTGCCAAAGCATACCAAGCATCAGTGATGGTGCTATCCAGCTCTTCTAATACAGTAAACCCTACAATAGGAGTTATTCCTGGCCCATTGATGATAGATATTCTAGAATTCGAAGATGCAGATTGTAGATTAAAATCAGTGCTTGTTACAGTAAAATGCGGAACTTGCGGTTCGACTGGTAATATAGTCTGTTGCGGAAATAGCACATAAAAATCTTTGCTATTTATAGGATCTGGAACAGGAGTCGCACTGGGCAAGTTCGTCCAGATATTTGGTACGATATTATTATCATAATTATATGTGAGGCTCTTGTTCACCGTAAATCTATCGATCTCGAAGTTTATGGTGTTCAGCGTGTTGAGTTCGCCATATGGTGTCAGCCAGCTATTGTTTATCTGATACTGAATATATTGTGCATAGGTTGGAGTGCCGGTCGCAGTTCCATCTGGTAATACCACAGTCACGCTACCGGTCATGTGTGTAGTTGATACTGCGGCGCTGGGAATGAGCATCTTCACAGGACCGAGGAATGTATCTGAAATAGAGAATGTCGTGGAAGAGGAAACATTCTGAACATAATATGTTTTTCCTGGAACCAATCCACCGAACATATCACCCACAAACGAGATCCTATTTCCTACAATTAATCCAGCGGTAGTACCAGAAGCCAGCGTAAATGAATATGCATCGCAACTCGCGACTTGTACTACGGGCAATACCTCAGTCTCAGGAAGGCAATAGGCGATGACCCACGCTTGTATATAACCCAATGTCGAACCATCGCTCTGTTGTGTAGTCATCCAAGCGGGCAATAGTTCGTAGTTGGTCTGTTGCCCCAGAACATTCACTACCTGCTGCCTCATGTTTATCAGAGAGTTGGGATATACATCCAATGCATATCCTCCTGCTGGAAGCGGAATAGGTTTTGGCCAGGTTATATCTTTCGCTACGCTGATACCATTTGGATTCTGTTTATTAGTCTGCCTGGTATTATTAAACTGTCCAGTATTATAATTAACAAGATTATCGATAACTTCACTATAGACTACTTCGTATACAACATTACCGGTAGTCTCACTTATTGCTTGTGCTATATTGACTTCACCTAGAGTAATGTTTCTCCAATAATGATTGATCTTGATAGCCGAGAGATATTCTTCGAGATTGCTGGCATTCACGCCGTAAGCATGTTCATAGATAACATCTGTCGCTTTGCCGAAATTTGGATCCGTTGGTCTATATAGATAGTTTTCTGGAATCAGGAAATCGCTTGTCAATAATGTATTGATAGACTGCCTATCGCTAAAACCAGGTGTGCATTGGATATATAGCGTATCGAATGGTTGCTCAAACTCCTGATAGACAGTGAGCGTAAATTCTTGCGTAGAAGTTACTACAGTGCTGAACTGCGGATTATATGCCTCTACTGTAAATGTGAATACAGTGCTATCACCTTGAGCTAACTTATTTGTAGTAGGCTGGAATGCTACTGTACCTGTTATTTCACCATCGGCCTGTAATGCAAGATTTGGAGGAAGCGAATTGGATCCGGTTGCTAGTCTATACTGTAGTGGGACATCACATACCGCACGTACTTGTAGTGTACTGACTACTGCATTGTTTATTTTTCCTAAATCAGCAGGTGTAGTCCAAACGATAGTGCCGTTGATATTATTGGTTAGGTTGAATGAGAAGTAAAATACAGCAGATGTGATAGTATTATTTGTCTTCTTCGATACCGAAACGCTGAAGTTAAAATTACCTATATTATTCGTGCTAATCGTGGGTGTACCAGTAATCCAACCGGTATTTGAATCACCTGTCAATCCTAATGGTAAATTCGTGAATGTATATCGTAGTGCATCCCCGTCAAAATCATGTCCTAAAATAGAGAATGCAAAGAAATCACCGCTATCGAACTCGCCGATATAAGCTATATCAGAAGGAGCATATGTCTCTCCGGGAATAGCAGGATTTTTCGGAAGAACATAATAGCCAAATTCAGTCAGATGCTGTCCTAACGCATAAGTTTCTGGTCTGGTATTATACATCGTAGGAATTCGAGTATTAGGGGGATATCCGGGGCCACCTTCGCTTATTGGTAAATTCTGATTAGCTATCGTCATAGTATATGTCTGTGTCGCTGATCCTAGCGCACTCAATATCCTTAGCGTAAATGAGAAAGTTTCAGTGATAGGGGTGCCGACTGAGATAGCAGGTAGCGTCACTGTCATATTACCAATATCACTCGTTAATGGAATTGTAGCACCGCCTACACTTCCTGATATAGTGAAACTTGTATTATTGATTATATTATTGATATAGTATGTCTGATTAGATGCTATTCCACCAAAAGTAGTACCGGTGAAGTTGACAGGTCTGTTCAGAACAAATCCTGCTGTGCTATAGCAAGAGATAGAGTTTGTATCGCCATTTGTCGCAGTAGCAACAGTCGTCACCGATTGAGTACTACGTTGAATAGTAGGGGGTTGTGCATAACCACGTATTAATCCGGCTTCATTGATCTCTACCCCGGGAGGAAGGGTACCAGATAACAGTTCTATGATAATAGCGTTTGTTGATAGGGGATTAGAATATTCGATGGGAATCTCTATCCAGGTACTATCCAAGAAACTATAAGGGAATTTATTGCTCCATGGCACGGGATTAGGAATAGCGCCTGCTGGTGTCGTAAATGCAGGAGCAGCAGTTCCTGATATGGATATGCTGAATGATCTGTCCCTGAGATTACCGAGAGCGTCAGTCGCTCGAACCACGATGGGATATTTGGTGAGCGACGTGACTATGCCAGGAGTGCCTGATATCGACCCATGAACATCCATGGTCACGCTATCAGGAAGAGAACCGCTGATAATAACATAAGTGAGGGATGTAGTTGCAGTAGCGATGAGTTGTGCATTGAATGGAGTGGCAGCGGGAAATGTTCCCAAAGTTCCTGCAGGTGTTATCCAGGTTGGCTGTGTCATCTCATTCCTTAATCAACTCAATGCTTTCAGAGCAACGGCATACTGCCGTTGTCTGATATCTAACCCGTTAGTTCCGCCGTTTATGTGTTTAGTGAGACCAACAAAATCATTATTATCTACATATTTATTCAGTGATTTAAGGGTCCAAAACCATCCTGCTGATAAGGTCGCACCTTCTACGGATTCTAAATATAACACAGTGTCTGATAGGCTTTTTTTGATTGAGTTAGCATATTGTTGATATGTGGATTTGCCTGTTAGTTGTATGATTCCTCTGCCGCGATATGTCCAACCGTCACCCGAAGCCTCGTTGCCATTACCTAATATGTTCGCATAAACTTTATCAGCTATTCGTTCTGGGTTGTGCGCGTATGGTTGTGCATCAGATAGAGTAGCAAAATTATTAAGGAATGTATTGAGTAACCCCTGCGCACTATAGTTTAGATTTTCTTGTATCTTGTTGAAATATGCGGATTCATATGAAGTCTGTGCCAAAAATGCAGCCGTCCTATTCTTGTTACCATTCAACTGTGCTTGAACAATAACCATATTTAGGGGATCGATGAAAGATGATAACACTGTTGCATCTGTCTTGGGGCATATTTGTTGTAATATATTTAGAGTTATCATTTTGCGATCTTTCTTTATGCGACATACCACTGAGTGGCAGTTGCAGCGATGAATTGATGTGTAGTATTGGCTGTCAATGTATAAGCAGCATTTGCTGCGCCTGGATAGATGGCTGCACCTGTATTGGGATATACTGCCAGACTATTCGCACCTGCGTTAGTGATATAGATGATCATCCCTGCTTGTGCTACAGGGAGTTTGCCGCCGGATCCTGATGGTACAGTAGTGAAGATATTGATCTCGGTTGTGGTCTGGTATGCGTTGGCCTGCACAGTTCCTGTAGCAGTTATACCTGTAGTCACGGAACGTAATATATAACCTGCTGCAGTGAAGGTGTTCGCAGAGACGACATTAGCGCCTGTGATATTAGCACCAGAACCAGCGCCGATAGTCATATTACCAGAGACATTTAATATGTTCGCAGAGATGACATTAGCACCAGAGATGTTTGCCCCTGTTCCGCCGCCGATAGTCATATTACCAGCAACATTGACGCCTACACCAGTGACCACTAATATGTTCGCATTACCTACTGCACTGAGAGTGATATTACCATTTGCTACTGGAATGCTGACATTAGAGTTGCCACTCGCGATAGTAGTAACATTACCACCTGCTACGTTAGACCAAGATAAATTTCCGTTGCCGTCTGTCTGCAGATACTGATTAGCGAGACCGCCCTTGATATGAACATTAGCGACATTGCCTAGCTGCACATTTGAGTTACCGGTGCTGAAATCTACTAATCCACCGTTGGACTTGAAGGAGTTCGCAGAGATGAGGTTAGCACCTCCGATGTTTCCGTTCGCTGTCATATTGATGTTGCCACCAATATTAGCATTCGCTGTAGCAGTCATATATCCAGCGACATTGACACCCGTACCAGTGACTACAAATACGTTGGCATTGCCACCAACAGATGAGTTGATATTACCATTTGTTGCTGGGATGCTTACATTTGAAGTACCATTAGATATATTCGTGCTTGATGGTGCATTAGCCCAAGACAATGAGCCAGCGCCGCTAGTTGTGAGTACTTGACCAGATAGACCACCTGTTATAGTGAGATTTGCTACTGCACCGAGATTAGCACTACCTTGCACTGTGAGTGAACTGAGTATGCCTAAGCTAGTGATATTTGGCTGAGCATTCGTATATACTGTTCCGGCAAATCTAGAATTTGAAACTTGACCAGTAACATTAGCACCCGTGACGTTGGCAAGACCGGCGCCATTACCAGCATAGTTTGATGCATTGAATAGTCCGATAACTGTCGCACCGTTGGGACCTACTACCAACACATTCGCATTGCCACCTGCAGAAATAGCGACATTGCTTCCAGCAGAAGGAATGATTACATTACTATTTCCGTTCAGGAGTTGTGTCACTGCTGGGCTAGAAGACCAAGATAGATTACCAGCACCGTCAGTGAGTAGCACTTGACCTACGTTTCCGCCTGCGATCTTTACATTGCTGACTGATCCTAGATTGGTTACGCCTTGAACAGAGAGATTGCTCAGTGTACCGACGAGCGTGATATTGGGCTGTTCGTGAGTTGCGACTGCACCTAAGAAGTAGTTAGCAGTTACAACGTTACCTAGATTTGCGTTCGCAGCAGTGATGTTACCTGTTATATTAGCATTAGATGCTACGATGCCGTTACCAGCGACTACCAATACATTCGCATTGCTGCCAACACTCATCGTGATGTTGCCATCAGTGACTGGAATATTTACATTTGAGTTACCATTCAGGATAGTAGGGCCACCTGCTGAGTTAACCCAGTTGAGATTTCCTGCACCGTCTGTTGATAGATAGAAGCCAGAGTTTCCTCCAGTGATCTTGACATTGCCTACATTACCTAAGTTAGAGACGCCGGTGACGTTTAATCCGGTGAGAGTGCCCAATGAAGTGATGTTTGGTTGTGCATTTCCTGTAACATTTCCTGCATAGTTTGCAGTGTTTAATATCACTCCGGTGAGATTGCTACCGTCACCATAGAAATAGTTTGCTTTGGCAATATTACTGTGCGTATTTCCTGTAAAATAACTGTTTCCTGTTACATTTAGATTACCTGCAACAGAAGTACTTTGTCCATTAATACTTGCATTACCAGTAACGCCTAAGTTGAGACCTACACTTAAACTCTGTCCTGTACCTAAATTACCTCCAGTGCTTATATCACGATTGACACTTAAACTGCCGCTGAATGAGCCGCCTGCATTTACATTCAAGCTACCACCCAAGAATAAGTTAGATGTGATATTAGCACTACCTGTTAAAAGTGCTCCTGTATTTGATATAACAAGCACATTCGCAGTTCCGCCAACTGAAGTTACGACATTGCCGCCGGATCCTACAACAAAGACGTTTGAGTTTCCGTTAGCGATACCGGGACCAGCTGCGACATACTGCCAAGATAGATTGCCAGTACCGTCTGTCTGTAGATATTGACCATTCGATCCGCCTGTTATACTGACGTTTCCGGGCGCGCCTAGCTTTGTATTACCAACTACAGTTAGTGCTGTCAGGTTACCTAGTGCAGTGATGTTTGGTTGATTTGCTGTAGTTATCAGACCAGTTATCGTATTAGCATTGACTGTTCCGGAAGCATTGATACTACCTGCTATTAGATTTGAGATATTAGCATTGGCAATAATGACACCATTCGCAGTTGCTACTAATATGTTTGAGTTGCCGCCCGCAGATACTATAACATTTCCGCCGGCTACAGGAATATTGACGCTAGTGTTTCCATTGACGATAGAAGGACCAGTTGCTGATGATACCCAAGATAGATTTCCGTTACCATCTGTTTGTAGATATTGACCGGTGAACCCGCCAGTGATTGTAACGTTGCTCACGCTTCCTAAATTTGCGATACCGCGCATATTCAGGGCAGCTAGATTGCCTAGTGAGGTGATGTTTGGTTGTGCGCTTGCTGAAACAACATTTGCGACTGCTGCAGTTGCTACTGTGCCTACGATGCTATTAGCAGGGAGGTCAGTTATATTAGCACCACTTCCCTTAATCGTACCTGCTACGACGATACCAAACGGAGTAACAGTCAATACATTGGGATCGCCTGCTACAGAAATACAGACATTTCCGTCCAGCTGCGGAATGGTCACATTTGAGATTCCATTTGCTAATGCTGTTGGTTGAGGAGCCTGTGCCCAAGAAAGACCACCAACTCCATCAGTCTGTAGATATTGTCCAGGATTGCCACCAGTGATAGATAGATTATTGACACGACCTAAGCTTACGCTCCTAGCATTGATGAAATTTATAGTTCCAGTAGAAGTTAGATTGCTTAGAATGCCGATATTAGTGATGTTCGCTTGATTGGCATTTATCACATTTCCTGCAAATGCTGCGTAGTTTGCAGTAGAAACTGTACCGACTACATTTGCACCGCTGATATTCGAGAGATTGCTACCATCACCTATGAAATAGTTCGAATAAGTTAGATAAGCACCAACGATGTTTCCGCCCAATGCAGTCGTGAATGTGATATTTCCGCTGATATTCGCATTGCCGTTACCAACAATATCTCCTGATGTTGTAGAACTGCCAGTAGTGACTATGCCTGTGCTCGTGACGACAAACACATTTGCATTACCACCAACTGATGTCGTGACATTTCCGTTAGTTACTGGAATGCGAACATTAGAATTTCCATTCACTATAGATAATGCGCTGGTAGCATTACCGATCGAACCTACGATATTTGAAGCGGGGATGTTAGTGAGATTGGCAGCAGAGATGACTCCTAAGTTAGCACTCCAAGTACCAGTCGTGATATTACCTACAGCAAAGAGATTGCTCGCAGTAGTGAGATTTGGCTGGGAGGCTGCGACGATAGTGATCGCAGTATTAGCGGTTCTGACATTACCTGTTATGTTGGCTGCATTGATATTTGATAGGTTTCCGCCGTCTAGTCCGGCTGAGAACTTAGCACTCCATGTACCAGCAATGATATTGCCCACATTCGTGAGATTATTTGCGATAGTAAGATTTGACTGTGCAGCACCTACTAAGTTGAGTGCAGCGTTGGCATATCCTGAATTGCTCGCATAGTTTGCATTTGCGACATTTGTTATATTGGTAATATTGCTGCCGTCACCTCTAAAGAAGTTTGCAGAGATGACATTAGCACCGGTGATATTACCACCATTACCACTACCAGTTGTAATATTTCCTGTAACAGTAGTTGTACCTGCAACATTGATTCCTGAACCAGTGACGACCAATATATTCGCATTTCCACCAACTGAAGTAGTGACATTGCCATTTGTTACAGGAATGTTTACATTAGAAGTGCCATTGATGAGAGCAGTGCCCTCGCTGGGTGATACCCAATTGAGATTTCCAGCACCATCTGTTTGTAGATACTGTCCAGATGTTCCGCCTGTGATAGAAACATTACCCACATTACCCAGTGATGTATTACCTAAAACTGTTAGGGAATCCAAATTACCTAAACTAGTGATGTTTGGTTGGGAGCTGGTTGTCAACGTACCTGTAAGGAGATTTGCGCTAACTGTTCCTGAATTTGCATAGACATTGCCTGCAGTAACATTGTTAGAAACAATGAGATAGTTCAGCGTACCAACACTAGTTATATTTGGTTGAGCACTACTAGTTACAGTCCCTGCAGAACTAGCGAAGTTCGAGTTAGCCACAGATCCTACTGATACGTTTGTAAGATTGCTACCATCACCGATAAAGTAGTTTGCAGAAATAGAATATGCACCGGTGAGATTGCCGCCGACGCCATTGCCAGCCAATACATTGCCAGCGATATTTGCATTTCCGCCTATATTGATATCACCGGTTGTAGTCAATGCAGTGAGCGTACCCACTGAAGTGATGTTGGGTTGTGCATTTGTATACACAGTGCTTGCTACCAATGCGTTTGGTACTTGACCAGTTACGTTTGCACCTGCTACTAGATTAGCACTATCAGCAATATTTGCGTGTGCGGCGTTCGCTACGGTACCGGTAACATTTGCACCATCTACTGAGTAAGCCACATTCGCGATGTTCGCGATATTCGCATTACCAGAATTACTTGCATAAGCAGCATTCGCTACTGTGCCATTTACATTAGCACCATCTACTGAATAAGATGTACCTGATATATTCGCATAAGCGGCATTTGCTACTGTGCCGGTTACATTGGCACCAGCTACAGTATTAGCAGTCGCAGCAAGAGTAGCAAAGGCTGCATTGGCAACTGTACCAGTTACATTAGCACCAGCTACTGTGTTAGCAGTCGCAGCCAAGGTCGCGAAGTTCGCATTAGCAACCGGACCAGTTATATTGCTGCCAGGGATAGAATAGAGACCATTGCCATTACCTGAGATAATTCCAGTGACGGTGAGGACTCCGGCTACATTCACTCCTGTCGTAGCCATTGTTACGATATTCGGAGTTCCGCCCACTGCGAAGTTGATATTTCCGCCTTGGCTTACAAAGCTGATATTCGATGTTCCGCAAGCTAGGTTGCTGGCGACTGGAATATTTGCCCATGTCAATCCGCCGGTACCATTTGTACGCAGGAATTGTCCAGAAATGCCACCTGATATATTGACATTGCTTACAGGTCCCAGATTAGTAGTACCTGCAACATTTACGCCTGTGCCAGTGATCACCACGATGTTCGCATTGCCAGCAGCACTTAGATTGATGTTTCCATTGGCTACAGGGATACTTACATTGGAGTTTCCGTTACTGAGATTGCTCAATCCTACTGTAGACCATACAAGATTTCCAGTGCCGTCTGTTTTTAGATACTGACCATTGGATCCACCAGTCAGATGCACATTTGCTACTGCACCCAATGCGACATTATTCGTAGTAGTAAAATCTACCTTATTAGCGATGGTGAGATTACTTCCAGAGATATTATTAGTCACATACAGATTACCATTGGCTCTGACAGTGTTAGCGAGGATATTGGCAGCATTTACATTGTTTGCACTGATATTGCCAGTGATATTCGCATTACCGTTAGCTGTGATATCACGAGCAAAGTTACCGAAGTTAGCAGTTATGAGATTGCCTAGATTTGCTGCACCGATCGCAGGGATGCTCAGGTTACCAGTGTTATCGAAATGTAATAGATAGTTTCCTGTATCAGCAACTGTCTGCATCCAAGCACCGTTAGCATTCGCGATCACATATGATTGACCATCATTGCTACCGATCTGTGCACCATCAGCACCTGCTTGGAGAGTAGTCAAGCCACCATTGTTCCACAGCAAGCCCATATCAGGAAGTGTGAAGTTACCTGTAGTATCTAATACCCATTGATAATCTGTACCAGCATTTGCATTGATATAGATATTACCACTGGGATTTGGAATGCTTACATTAGAGTTGCCATTGAAGATATTATTGGCTGCTTGTATAGGTAAACCCGTCAAGAAACTACCGTTACCTACGAAATAGTTTGCGGTAGCAGTATTACCTAAGTTAGCATTACCGGAGTTTACATTTCCAACAGCAGTGATGTTGCCTCTAGCATAGATGTCTCTATTCGCAACAATATTACCAGTATGATCTATAGTGACGTTAGAAGTAGCATTACCTACTACAAGCGTACCAGTTATAGCAATATTTGTGACGCCGGTAACATTATTAGGTAAGTTTATGTATAATACTTGTGAACTCTGGGTCAGAGAAGTGAGTTGTGCTGCTGGATCCTGTGTTGGGAAGTCTCTGCTCACACTCAGCGTAGTTGTTGCAACCTGAACACACGCTATGTTAGCGGTGATAGTTACATCTCCAGTAGGCGAATTGACTGTAATACCAGGCGCAGGGGTCGAGTTTATAGATGTGACACCCTGTATCTGTTGTGCCTGATTATTAAAGAGTTGGTCGAAGTTCTGCTGAACCTTCTGAAACGCAGTTCTTATCTGATCTGCACTTGGGTCGCTAGGAAAAGAACCAAAATCAATGTTTTGCTGCATGGGAAACTATTCTCGTTTTATCATATATTTATCTTTATAGGTAGGTCCGCGGTAGCCAAAGGGATAGCCAGAAACGGGTTCTGGCTATCTGACTTTCTATATACTAGAGTCCTGCTAGTTTCTTCCAATCACTGATGGATTCATTGACATCAGTCGTACCGAGAGTGTGCATACGCTCATCCTGACCAGCGATTACTGGAACAGTTGTCTGACCGGTTGACTTAGGCTTGTTGAGACCACCTGCGATCACCTTAGTCATAAACTCGATATCTTGTTCGAAAGTAGTGTCTGAAACTGACTTACCTGGACCAGCATCGTTAGCCCATTCGTCAAGCTTCTTATCCTTCTTGTCATCGTATTCGATATCTTTCTTTACCTTCTTGCCAGCTCTCTCAGCCTTGTCGTCATCTTTGCCCTTATGACCTTCGTCATATTCGATATCTTTGGCGATTTTCTTACCAGCCCGCTCTGCCTTGTCATCTTTCTCAGCAGTTGATTCCTCGGACAACATCGCCATCTTCTTGTAGAGATTTGCGAAAGAGAAGGATTCTTCTACTTTTTCATCATCACACTTGCATGGATCACAATGGCATTCATCGCATTCTTCGCTCTCTGCCATAGTAGGTCTGTCAGTCTGATCTGCACTTGCTAGTGAAGCATTTGCAGCAGCATTGCCTGCAGTATCATTAGCAGAGTTTGCTGAACCATTGTCCGGTGGATTATCTTCTGCCATCTGATATGTCATCTGATCTTCGGATTCGACTTCATCCATCATCTGACGACCATCGGATGGGCAACCGCATTCCATCATACCGCATTCATTGCAAGCTTCTTCTTCATCCGCATAATCATCATCGCCTTGCTGACCATTGATGCCTGATAGTCTCTTCATGAGAGACAACATCTTGTCATGATCACCTACAACTTCGATCTCACCTGGAGTGTTGATCTCGGAGGCGCCGCCCATCTGATGAGGATGCGCCATTGTTGCTTCTGCTTCATCAGCAAAGATACCCATTCCAGCATGTTTTACTAGAGCGAGTAACTTATCTGCTTCTTGATCAGTTGCATTGATATTCACTGAATCTGGAGCACCTTGATTGCCCTTAGATACAGAGATAGATACGCCTTCATTGATGAGGTTCTCTAGTTGTCTGTCCCAGGATTCGAATGCTTTGGCGTCATAGCTGGACGTATCTTTGATCGTCTTGCCACCTAGCTTGAAGGTGCCACCCTTTGGAGTCTTGGCTAAACCTGCAGTGAATGCATTGCCTTCATCTACTTCATGATCAGCAGCATCGAAGCCCCAATCCTTCTTATCGCCGTGCTCTTCGTTATGATCATAACCTGCATGATATGCCTTGATCTCTGCTGGATCAGTTAGCTTTACCTTAGGAGGAGTGCCTGTGCCATTTGGATACTTATGAGGATCTCTTGCTCTACCATAGTAGCTGTCTGCACTTCCGCGGTCGAAGGCTGAACCATGAGAGGTATCGTGTGCGGATTCTTCCATCTCACGGTTTACAGGAACAGTATCGTTATCATCATAGTAACCATGTTCAAGATCATCGATCACTTGATTGACCCAGATGCTGACATCGCTTGTGCCGATTTCTTCCAGATTGCCCTTGCCTTCTGCACAAGCTTCAATCGCTGCCATTATTCTGACTGGACCGTACTTAGCGATAAGGTCACGATGACTGTGTAGGATTCTATGTCTGATAGCATTCACTACTGCGTCATATGTATTGCGACCTTCATCAAGAGCTTGATCAGCCATACCATGAACTGTTGCTGGAGGCATCTTGTCGTCAGTTAGTCCTACGATCGGAGCCATACCGTGGCACTCGTCAAGACCTAGCTTATAGCCTTCATGATATGCCCTAGCTTCTTCCATATTTTCATAGTTTCTACCACAGTGTGCATGACCCATGAGACCGTGTGATTTGCCCTCTAAATGGGCGGCTCGAATGCGCTTATTCATGTTTTCTTTAACTGCCTTTTTATTAGTGAGCTTGTCCATGACCTTGCTCATCATAGACTTCTTTGGTGTTGCTTTTGGCTTTAGTTCATCTATAGCCGGAATCTTTCTCGGTGCGAACTGAGCATTAGGATCGATATTAGCAGGAAGATCACCTGCAGGACGATTTTGTGCTTCGAGTGTAGTCATGCTACGTCCAGCACCTAAACCAGCACCCTTAGTATCGATGCCTGATGTTGAAG